AAGTCATACCGTCTCCTTAGATCACCAGTATTAAAACCAGATTCGACCTGAGCCTGAGCATGTGTTGATAACTTTAAAGGATTATCAGCCATGAGGTTTGCCTCACTTTCGTTTTAATTACGAGGAGGCACTATTTTAACCGAATAGATTATCTAACCCAGAATCAACATCTTTTAATGCCTTGAAAACTGCGTCTTCGTGCTTAACTTCTGTCTTAACTGTATTTTTGTTAGATACGCTAGATGGTATATTCCTAACCGATTTCATCTGTTTCAGCATATCTTCTTTTGTACCTTTAGCTACCTTCTGATCCCTCTTGTCACGATTTTTCAAATAATAAATATCTTCCATTGATGTTTTGTGGTCATTTGCCCATTTCATCATTTCAGAATATTCATCATCTGACATCGCCATTCTTTCCTTGAACTCTCTCGCTTCTCGGTCTCTTTGTTCTCTAAGAGTTTCCTCTTTTCGAACTGATCGTTCACGCTGTAACTGATTGTTGACACGCTGATCTACAGTGCTGGAAATCGTATGTTCTAACGCTTTCGCGCTTAACGACTCACGATTTGTGACAGCATCTTCTAGATCAAACACGAAATCGTCTGGAAGATTTAGTGCTTGTTTTACGTCTTGTGGCTTATTGCCATTTTTAACGTAATCCTCTATTGCATTTACCATTCCCGTGTCTTCTTTCAATCGCTCGATTAAGGGTTGATATTGCGAAACGTCATCAAGCTGCGATTTTAAACGCTGTGCTTCTGATGATGAATCTTTATATCTTTTTTCCCAATCGTGCTGGTGATCGTCTGGTTGTTGGTCAACACCTGGGTCAGCAGTTGCCTGCTGAGTTTCCTGTTCTTCGACTTCTCCGACTGTATCGTCATCAAGAATCATCCCGTTCACCTCACGGTCTAATGATTCGAAAAAGTCACCAGAGTCCTCAATACCGCCATCGTCTTTTGTTAAATCCACATCAGGATTCAACTCTTCGGCTGGTGCTGGGGAGTTTGCTGGACTATTCTTTTGTGCCATTACTACTCCTTGATTGTTTATCTTTTTGAAGCTCTAATTGAGCCTTTTGTTTTTGGATTTTCGCATCGGCTTCTTGTCTGTCAGCGGTTAAAGCCATTTTGCCTTGCGCCTTTACTGCACCTCTGCGTATCTCAGTTTCCACTGAGCGTATTTTATCCTTGATCCCTGCTTGAACTAATTGTCGTTCAAGAGTTTCAATTGTACCATCTTTGTCTTTGACTTGCTCTTCCAAACCTTCAACAGCTTGTTGTAGTTGTTGATATAGGCTCTTTCGTTTCGCAATAGCATTCTTATCTTTAATATCCGTCTCTGCGAGAACAGCAAGATCATCGACAACGCCCAATTGCATCAATTCTTTTAATTCTGCTAGGTAAGCCCAGCGATTCACAGGTAATGTACTACCTGCTACAATTCTTACATCAAATTTTGCGGCTCCATAATCATTCCATTTACCAATCGCCTCTCCCATATCATTAAATATTGGGACATTAATTTCCACTTCCCTTTCTTCTTGGATAGCGCTTGCTTGAACAATTCTAAATACTTTATGTGCCTGATAAACAGCTTGTGAATATTGTTTAACAACTTCACCAACTTGCTTTAAAGCAGGCTCTATACTACTTTTCAACCATTGCTTTACTCTTCGAGTTCCATATTCATCTAACGCAAGCATTCCACGATATGTTTCATGTTGCTGTTGCGTATCTCCTTGTGCGCTCGAATAAATACCTGCAAGATACTCCATGTCAGATTTACCTTGCTGAGTAATTGTATAAAATGCATTATTTAAGGCAGCGGGTTGAACTTCTTTTGGCTGATCAAACCCTTGATTTACTGGTAGTAAAGCTCCAGGAGCCGTTGCATTCTTTTCCCAGTAATCAGTATCAATAGATCCTTCAAAGTACATCCATCTTAGCGAGGAACCCAATGAAGCGTTATGAATCATAAGCTGGTGCGCCTTATTAATCTCACGCTGTTTCCCGACTAAAGGACTCACAGCGCTCATTGGATAAGGTGTCCCCGACCACTTATATGTAAACGGGACAAGAGGATAATGCTCTATTGGCAAATCTGCCTCATATAGAGTAACATCCCCAGCTACGCAACTTTGTTTAATTGCGGGCTTATAAAACTCAACCACATCAACAACAGTTTCAGCAAATCTCTTATCTTCCATAAGAACTTTATACTCTTTAGCGTTAACAACATTATTCTGAACAATGCTTGCCGCTTTCTGAGCTTCAGCCATTAACTGCTGCTGTGCAGCTTCTAGCTGTTGCTGATTCATTTTATTCTGCTTTTCAATTTCCAAAGCCATTCTATCAGGAAGCATTTCTCCAGCATCTACAGCTTGAGCCATCTGAGATTGCATTTCTTTCATTTGCACAGCCATCTCTTTTTGCATTTCCTGTATTTGGACTTGGACGTTTTGTGTAATTTGTTCCATCTCTTCTTTGGATGGTATAACTTGATAAAATACATTATAATATTTTACCTGTTCTTTTTCATAAAGTTCAAAGAGCTCAATTAACTCATCTACTCCGCCTTCTTTGTCATATCCCTCTGTAATATCATTATATTGAATATCTCCAGTATCAGTAGCCCCTTTAGACTGACCCATAACTTCTCCAAAATTAGCAGAAGCTCTTCTGATCTTAGCTGCATATTGTGGAAATGTTTTTAATAATTGTGTTCTTGTAAATACCTTTCTGATCATAACATGAGAAGCATCTCTAAAAAGAGGATCTCTAGACTTTGGATCTACAAATATATCAAAAGGTTCTGGTTGCTGAACAACAACTTCCCCCATGCCGTTATCTGCATTTGGATCTACAGTCACAAGTAAATATCCTACACTTTTAGTTATAGCGTCATTGACTACATTAGAATACAATGATTGACCATCTGAATTATTCCAGATATAGTCAGCAATATCAGAAAAAACAGCAGCAATCCCAGAGTCACTACCTTCAACTCCAATAGCTTGCCATCTTGGATTAGATGCCGTTGCATAGTAGTTAAGCATTTCAACAACAGGAATAACCCTATTAATCGTAAATGTCGGCATTCCCGTCTCTTCAAGAGCCTCTTTTTCCTTAGCTGAAAGTTGATTATCTAAATAAAAATCATATCCTTGCTGATTCGTAGCTTCCCACTTCTCTCTAAATGAATTATTTAAAGAGTCATATAAGCTTTTTACACGATTAGCAGTTTTATCTGTTCGTTTTGCCATAGGTACCTAAGCTATAACCCAATTTTTGGGCGATTTATGTTTGCGGTAATGTGTTCCGTCTTTCTGAACGGCTATATTTTGGGGCGGGTAAGCGTATTTAACTGCATACGCAAGCGCATCAATGGTGTCATCATGCGCCATTCTAGGTCCGAATGTAACAATTTCATGTTGTAAATCATAATGACTTTTTTTAATTTTTATTGAACCTATTGTCATTCGCTGCGCAAGAACCCCCTGTATTCTATCCAATTTACCCTGTCTTGTTCCAGGTTTTTCTTCTCTCCATCGAACAGAAAAGTCATTTCTTCTTCGTGATTCAGCCATCAAAGCTTGGAACAAAGGTCTACTCATTGTAGTATCTTCGACTACATAAAGTGAAGGATGATAAATTTTTGCTAAGTTATACATCTTATCAACAATCCCATCCCTACCTTCTCCAGGTATCCCCAATACTGGTAATCCACGCTCTCTAACATAGTCAAGTACATAAATATTATTATTCTCATCAACAGCAATCACCATTATTACTGAGAAGTCAGAATCCCTTCTAATAGAATCAGTTGCAGGATCTACTCCAGCAAAGACATTTACAGGAATTGCTTCTCCATCTATTACTACGCAACTCATCTGGGTTGCATCATCAAATATATAGTTTCCTTCCCAGTATTTAACATGTTTCATACTAAAAATAGAATCTTCCGCACTCTGAACTTCCATCATATATTCTTGATAGAATTTCTGAGGCTGACCTGAGTCTTGATAGAATTTCTTTTTTTCTTTCAGCTTTTTAGTCGGGAACCATGAATCCCACAGTGCATTTTGATTTTTATCAAAAGCTTTATATGTTTTTACAGTCCAGGCAAAATCTTCTTTATTTTTTACTGATCTCTCATGATTTGTTAATAAATTATTAATAAAGGAATCATAATGCACAGGAGTACCGTTAATGCGCAACCGACCAGTATGAGGCTCCAAAGCAGGATAAACAACCGCAGTGATAAGGTTTGCGTTCTTCGCTCTAGCCTCTGGAGTAATTGTATTATTTTCATCTTCAAAGTCATCCAGTATTACCAGGTCATATCGCTTATGAAGCTTTGCTCCACCACGAATGCCTGAAATGTTTGATTTACACAAAAGTTTATGACCAGTACTAAGTTCTATATCTTCTTCTGTCCATTTTCTACCTTTTAAATCTCCAAAGTAATATTTAATCCTGTCATTAAATTCTAAATGATGTTTAATGTAATCCATGTTTCCTGTCGCGAGTTTAGCAGTAGCAGAAACCCATCCATAAAACAAAGGCTCATCCCTCGTGAACAGGAATGACCATAAAATATCGCATTTGGTTAATACGGTCTTTCCATGTCCACGCGGCATGATTATTGCGAGCTGTTTAGTTTCTTTATCCATTATGGAGTCAGCAATCTCATAATGGAACCAAGGAGTTTCAGATCTCATGTAGTCATCAGGAAGGAATAGCTTCCCAAAAGAGATCATATCCTTGGAGGATTCCAGTAAAGCTTCTTCAGCCTTACTGACGTCTTGTGAATTTATATTCAAGAAAGAGTATCTAGGAGTGTCTTAACTTCTTCCCAAATCTCGTCGTCCTTTTTAGACTTGCTAGCCTTCACAGCATGATCACCTATCATTATCAACAGATTGACCAGCCCCATTCTTTTTACCATTCGAGCGATTATTTTTTTCAGCATCTTATATTAACCTCATTATTATTGTTATTACTATAGGAACAATGAATATTGCAGCAGATCCCCATGTTTTGAACATGATTATAGCATTACTATTCTTTTCCGTCTGTCCGTTAAGTTTTTCTAAATGTTTTTCAATTCTTTGTAGAGACTTAAAAATACTAATCTGCCTCTCATCCAACTTAACTAGTTTAGCTGTCGTTTCCGTTCTATAGTCACTCACATTCATCTCGATTTTCCATTAATTCTGCCCTTTAAATAAGCTAGGTCATCTGTCACATCATTTAGCTCTTTAACAATATCCTCTCTATGTCTTTGGCTTGTTTCATCAGAGCGATTCCACCTATCTAACATCTTCAATACTATACTTTCAACATTATTCATCTTTGTTTCAGATTTGGCAATTGCCTGTCTAATTTGATCCAAGTCCTCATTTTGCAATTTTTGGCTTTTCATCAAATTAGTTATCATCATAACAAACAATACAACTATAACACCTATAGCTCCATATTCAGCATATGCTTCAATCATCGCTTCCCTCTTCTTTTAGCTTTTCTTTTTCTTCTTCCTTTGGGGGTGTTGCCCAATCGTCGTCCCCGTATTTATTAGTCTTATCATACCCAGTATTTACTGGTTCTTCTAAGTCTTCCAATTTTATAGGATTATCTGGCATTTATTCTTGAAAGCTCTCTATCCCTATCATCTCTTGTTCATCGGCTATTGAATCTAACATCTCTTTCATTTGAACTGCTGACATTCCGAATACAGCTGCAAGTTTATCTTTAAAGGATTTCATTACAAAAGGTCGACTTGATAGGGCAAATCCTTCTGCTCTAAAATTGGGACTTCCCACTAGCTTTCCAGATTCTTCTATATTTTGAGTTAATCTTTTTATTGTTTTATCGAAATGAGCACCAGACTCAACCTCAGAAACAGTAGCTATCTCTCTCGCTTTTTGCGCAGCTCGTTGCGCTGGAGAGAATTTTGCTACATAACTGCCAAGTTCTTCTTTATAAAGCAATCTTCCTCTATTCGCAAAAAACTCAATCTCCTCTCCATAGTTTCTTAAGATACTAGAAAGCATCATGTTAATAGAATCTAGAGTCATTAAATTTTCATGTATTATCCAATCATCATCAAATCTATCGAATACCATTCTCAGTGCTCTCGCGGCATCCCTAGGTGAACCTATATCTGTTGTTTTAAATTTTACATTCGAAATTAATTTTGGAGATTCAAGTCCTTTACCTGAAACCATTTCGATTGCTTCATCTATAGGTCCAAATTGACCTTTATACATAGGATTTAAATCTTGGACTTCAAACTCTAAAAAACCAAGGTTTTGTTCGTTACTATATTTATCACGCCCTCTTACCTTCACCGTATGTATGGACATGCCTCCCCTTCTTGGCTTTACAGACTCTACATAATTATAAGTCTTATCCTTAAATATATTAACGCCCCTCTCCTGGGTAATCCGAGGAAGTTTTCTACTAGCATATTTTGATACACTATCAGTTTCATATAACTGAGCATAGCCGCCTTCTCCTACGGCAACTCCCTTTGCGGGTTTTCTATTGGCTCCTCTAGCAATTCGAATAGCTCTGTTCCCAATATTCCCAGCTGCTCTGCCAATACTCCCAGCCCCCATTAGCATAAGTCCACCAAGTCCTTGTGGAGAAAACAAGTCAATAGTACCAGATAGAGCTTCTTTCTGCGTTGCGGCAACATCAGGATCTGGATCCTTTACATCAAAGTAATGCAATATGTCGGTAACAGCTTCACCTACCCAAGGTTCTTGGGATTCTTGAGGATAGAGAACTTCGCCATTCTGCATGATGGCTTCAGGTTGGTCTACGCGAGTGGCATCGCCAGGAGCGTTACTTTGACGCTGCGCGTCGAAAAATTTTAGAATTGAGTTGAGGGTTTCGTTATGATTCGGTTGATGCATCAGCTACTTTGCCTTTTAGTTCTGGTCGCTTCGCTGACTCTAACATGTCTTTGTCAAAACCTTGAAATACAGCTCCTGTCAATTGAGTTACTTTTTGCTTTGGAATTACATCTGCGGCATCCCACAACATAGACAATGCTTTTAGTCTATCGTTGGATCTGTCTGCATTCTCTGCTTCGAGCTTTACGCCCTTTATAAGATATTTAAGATCTATTCCCATGCCCTTTAAGACAACATCAAGTTCTT